GATTCAAGCTCAGTAGCATTGATCAAAGTGTTCGTAGCATCTTCACGTTTCTGAAATTGTTTCATTTTACAAAACTCCTTATGCGATAATGTCAATTTTTATAACAGCAATACCATCTTCTTTTGCATTTTGGAAAACGCCACAAGCTACGGTGTTCACACCAGCAGTTTTAGTGAACTTACCATAATCAGCACCTGCGGTAACGATCATGTAAGCGTTTTCACCTGCGGAGACTGTGTCACTTCCAAGAACTGCAACAGCGATATTACCTTTAGTAGCAACAGCCATTTCTTCAGCAATTGAGTAGACACCAAGTTCATTGTGCTTATGAACTGAAACACCAACAACTTTATCAGAAGTTGCGGAAATTTTGTTTGAAGTTCCACCAACAGTACCACGTTTTACCGCAAGACCAAAGGGAATCTCTTCATTGGGCATAAGAGTAATTTTTTCAGTTGTTCCAGTAAGAGCAACCATACCGACAAGAAGTTTGGTAAACTTGTTTTTGAAAGAAGTCTGAGCCATGATTATTTCTCCCAACGTGAGTTCAAGGAATCTTTACGAGTCTGATAAGCATCTTTTTTGTCGGAAGCATCTTTGCGAGTGAACATTTCTTCACGCTGAACAGCTTCATTAAGTTCAGGAATAAGTTCCACGCAAGCATCGAAACGGGCATTAAGGTAGATCGGAAGTTCCTTCTCATCAATTCCATCAAACTTTGCTGTTGGTTGAATTGCAAGAATTACAGCTTTTTTGATTTCATCATCGCTTGAATCCATCTTCAGTTCTTCACCAAGGATAGGTTTAGCTTTTGCAATCAAAGCAAGTCGAGAATCAACACGCTTTGCAACTTCAGCATCAACATTAACTGACTTAACCTTGCTAAGTTCAGCTTCAACCGAATCAAGCTTTGCCTTGATAGTTACTGAATTCTTCTTTTCATTAGAAAGTTCGGTTTCCAATGAATCCGTCCTTTTGGTCAATGTTGCAATGTGATTTACAATTGCATCATTTTCCAATTCGTGATCTACTCCATCAATACGAATAGTTTTTTTCATACTATTGGTATCCTCCTGTTTAGTTATTATAAATCCATCACAACCATCAAGTTTTATCGAAAGTTCCGAACCACCACGAGCTTTATTAACTAAAGAAAGGTGATTGTATTTTCTATAAGTTTGCATTGTGTCATAAGCAATACCATCTTCGGTTTCACCTTCATTTTCTTCAACTTCTGCTTCATAACCACAAGATAGTTCAGTACATAACCCTGTCTCGATATGAGATATTGCAGTTTTATCAGTTACAAGGAATTTAGCTACAAGAAATTGACCTTCTTCAAATACCGTTTCACTAACATAACCAACTGCATTTTCCTTGAAGTTTTCTGAATTAAGTAAATCTGTTGGATGAGTCAATGTAACAGGTTTTAGCCTTAAGGAATCAATAGACTTGGAGTCAAATAAAGCATAAGAAGGTACATATTCGATAATCTTATTACCATTTGAAGTAAGGTAGGTCATTACACCAACTTTAGCCACTGGTGCAACGACTTCAAGATAACCTTCATCAGTTTTCTTAAATGATCGAATTTCAACCATTTTATCAAATCTAATTTTCATAATTCTCCTAAGTTGTCTTAAATATACTATATTTTTGACAATAATTACTCAAGAACTGCAATTTTTTGTGTAAGTTTGCTTGATTCCCATTGTAATTTAGCTTCTTGTGCAGTCAAAATACCGCTATCAACTAAATCTTTCAATGCTTTTCCAAAACTTTCAGCACTTCGGGAAGTATCAAACAAATTTGAAACTCTCATTGATGGAAATTCAATTGAAACTCTAACACCTGCAATAATTTTGAAAAGTTTTCTTAAAGCTGGAGCATATCGATACTTTCTTTCAGCTTCGATCTTCCCATAATATTGTTCCATATCTGAATCGCCTGTAGCGTTCTGACCACTTGGAGAAACACCAAATAAAACAGTTGCGGGAATATCAAAAGCACCTGCAACAACATTCATCGCATTATGTTGAATGTTTGAAACACCTGAAAGATTCACTGTATGTCGTTCATATTCCTCATTTACATCAATTGCGACTGTGTTTTCATTTGATTTACTTATATCAACCAAGTCCAAACGCTTTCTCAGGTGATCTTCACCTTCAGAATCAACACACATTGCATCAAGATTTTCAAGTTTAAGTGTCCCGATAACCATTTCATTCAAAACTTCTTCACCTGAAACATTCTGAGACATCATTAACAGTAAGTCATTGTAAACAGGTTGAAGTTCGGAACTATCCCAACCTTCATTTAAGGTTTTCGATAAACTATCGAGAGGTCTACCCTTGAAACGAATACATCTTGATTCATGGATTTTGAAGTTAGTTCCGTCACCTGATTGGATTTCATATATTTCAGGTAAACCATATTGCACTCTTCTTGAATCATTATAATATTTATCGACTCTAACAACTCTTGAACAACCTGCTTCATAAACTTCAAGTCTCTCAACTTCAACAGGTTTCTTAGTATTCATTGGACTTATTAACTTACCACCATCTTTTGCAATGATGCAAAGTAGTGAACCACCATAAGTTCTTGCCCATCGGATAGCTTCATTCATCAAAGTTGATCCGTTAAGATCATCAAAAGTATCTAAAAGTTCTTGTGCTTTCGGATAATTGGTAATACTGAAACCTTTTCGAGTAATATCATCTGCAACACGAGTTAAACCCTTTGCACCGATACCACCAGATTCATAAATTGCACTTAAAGTTTCATAATCGAGAAGATCAGAACCTACAAAACGATTTCCACCTGTCTTAGATCGTGAAGTTCCCTTCTTTGAGAACACATTTTCTAATCCATCAGCACGTTGTTTAAATTTCTTATCCATTTAAAAAAAAACCCTATCTTGAATTAATCCACCAAGGTGAATATGCTTTTGAAGTTAGTTCATTTACCCCAAGTGCCAAACTGTCAATTACATCATCGTGATTGCCAAATGGGAACTGTTCAATTTCCTTACAGCAAGTTTCCCACAACTTTTTATCAATTTTTCTATTTACATACACGTTTCCATTAGTAAAAGGGACTTCAAGTGCTTCAGTGATTTTAAACTCTTTGTCACCTTTATGTCTAACACCTTTTACGATTCTTGCACCACCTAAAATAGCTTTAAGTGTGGAAACTGTATCTTTTTGTGTTCCGAAACTTTCAATAAAATGGACACAACCTGAACCATCTTCATTTGCAGTCCATATCATTTTATCATTTCGCTTAACTGCATCTTGCCTAATTCTTACAATATCATCAATATAAATAGAAACCTTCTTTAAATTCTCAATTTTTCTTGAAGTTGTATTAACAATTTTCGTAACCACCACTTTTACAGACATTTTTGCACCAACTGTATAGTCAGGATCTTCATTAGCCATCTCTTTTGATGAAGCTAAATCCCAAAATCTGTAAAGTCTTGGAAACTTATCAGGTTTCTCATCAACCCAATGCCAATTGATACCTTCTTGAGCTGGAATAAGGTTTCCACCTTTTACGGTTGGTGAACAGTCCAAAAGTGCTGAACTTGCATGAGCACCTAAAGTAGCATACTGTTTTATATACCAATTATCATCAAAGCGTTCAGGAAATAAATAAGTTCCTCGATATTTACCTTTACCTTTGTAATCTTCAGCTTTTGCAGGGAATACTAACTTATCAAACTTTGGGAATGTCTTATCCACTGCCATAATTTTGTCGATTCTTCCAAAGAAATCGTCAATATGCCATGAAGTAGCAACAACAAGACAAATATGCACTGGTGCAAGTCGAGTTAGAAACCCTTCAGTGAAACTTTCCCATCTCTTTTCACGAATCTTTTCACTATTTGCTTCAGCTCTACCCTTAAATGGATCATCAACAATTGCAAAATTTGCACCTGCCCCAGTTAATGAACCATCAAGACCACTCCATAGAGTACCACCTATTTTATTACTCATTCCCCACTGAGCAATACCTTTGTTATCAGGATTTAGTGTTGAATTTGGGTAAAGTTCCAGATATTCCTTAGACTCCATGATAGTTTTTGCATCTTTTGAGAATCTTTGAGCAATCTGAGTATTGTAGGAAGTAAGAATTACTTCACCTTCTGGGAATTCTCCAAGAAAGTGAGGTACTGCGGAACGAGAAATTAGTTGACTTTTACCATGACGATGAGGGAGTATCACCATACCATAAGAACTTATACCATTTCTATACTTTTCAAATGCTTCATCAAGCCATTCTGAGATTGCTTCAGTGTGAAAACC